CGTGGCGATGTCTCCGATGATCTCCGGCAGCGTGGCGTAGCCGTAGCTGTAGCTCACCACGACCGCGCCCGCGCCCCGGTACCAGCACCCGCTGTGCCGCAGCAATTGCCCATCCTGCGTCACGGTGTAATCATCGGGCGCCGTCAGCGTCACGCCGTTCTCGAGCACGCTCGTGATCGCCACGACCGGCAGTTGCGGGAGGAGCAAGTTGTAGCGGGGCGTCAGCACGTCAAACGTCACCGTCGCGTCCGTTACCGGATGCAGCCACTGCCGGCAGTATTCGCGGATCGCGTTGGTCGCTTCCTGGATCGCCCGCTCTGCCGATGCCACCTGATCCGGCTCGGAGATCTCCACCTGCAGCAACAGCGCCATATCCGCGACCGTGCAGAACTTATCCACGCCATGCCTCCACCGCTGCCGCCGCGCGGCTGCTCAGAAAACTCAGGTCCGCCGCGCGCAATTGCGCCAGCGTGCGGATGCCCGCAGCCCGGATCTGGGCCGCCGTCGCCGCCCCGATGCCGGGGATCGTGGTGAAGTCGGCCTCCGGTTCCGCCGCCTTGTCCGCGTCCGGCACGCGCAGCTTGTTCTCGGACGGCTGCCGGCGCTTGGGCTGCACGTAGCCCAGCCGTTCGGCGTCCTCCCGGTGCATCTTCACCGCCCGCCCGTGGCCCAGGTCCACGGGCACCAACGGTCCTCTCCTGCGTTTCATCGTCGCCTCCCTTGACGCGCGAATTGCGCGCGCACCTTGTCCTCATCACCCCGGTGACACTTGACGGTCCGCCCCGGCGCGATCTCCACTTCGACCAACACGCTCGTCTTGCGCGCCCGGCGTCTCCCGGCAGGCACAGCACGCTTGTGCGCAGCGGACAGCCACGCCGCCGGCGCCGCACACAAGCGCGGCTTCGCCCGGTAGAAAGCGCGCAGAAACGCGAGCCGCGGTTCGTCGCTCGCCTCAAGCTCCTCCACAAAGGCGGCCATCAGCGCCCGCCCCAGGTCATTGTCCCGGACGAACAACAGCTCGTGAGCATACAAGGGCACCCGCAGATCGCGGATCACCGCCGCCGTCCGCTCCCGTTCCTCCGGAGAGCCGACGTCCGCCGCGGTCACGCCGTATTGACCCAGGGGGACCACGGCGTCCCAGCGGTCCAGGAAGTGCCAGGCTGCCGGCAGCATATCCCACGGTACCCGGATCCCCGGCTGTGCATACAGCGTCTTCTTGAAGGGTGGGGGTCCCCCCCAATCGCCCGCCGTGACCCCCAGGCCCATCTGCTGGGCCCTGGCGGCCAGCGCGTCGTCAGTCCCGCGTACCACGATTCCACAGTCGCTCATGCGGTCACTCGCTTTCTCAGTCGCGCCACGATCGACGATCCCGACGGGTTCAGCTTTGGCCCCTTGATCAGCGTCCACTTCCGGTCGGTGTAGAACGCGTAGCGTGCGCCGTAGTCGGTGTCCGGGTCGAAGATCTCCAGGGTGTGCACGCTGAACTGCCAGTAGTGCGTCGGATCCATGTAGCTGGTGTCGTGCTGCCAGTGGGGCAGCTTCACGTAGAGTTCGCCGCCCGGTCGCAGGATGCGCCAGCATTCGTCGAACGATTCGATCAGGTTCAGCCGCAGATGTTCCAGGACGGCATCGGCGTTGATCTCGTCGAACGATTCATCCGCCCAGGGCCACGGCAGGTCGTTCAGGTCGTGCACCACGTCAATCTCGGGCCGGTGCTGGGTGCGGTCGTGGTTCACGGCGCCCTTCACCGGGCGATTCCCGCAGCCGATCACGAGGCGGTCCATCGGCGCGCCTTTCATCGCCGGCGGCGGCTCCCACCGCGGGCGCGGGCCTCGAACCGCTTCACCGCCTGCCACGACGCCTCAGCGTCGAGCCGACCGGGGAGCATCCCCTTCCACCGCCGCGCCTCACCGGGATAGTGCATCAGCCCGGCGGTCTGAATCCCCCGTGTGTAACGCGGAAAGGTGTTCCACTCATTCCCAAGGAGATACACCTTGAGCGGCTCGGTATACATCGCCCGCGTCAACGCCCCCTGATCGCGCTGGGCGTACTTCTCCCATTCGGTCAGCCAGCGCCGGAAAAACCGTCGCACCCGCTCATTGCGCGTGAAGGACCACACGCCGCCGTTGTACTGCGTCGTGTGCAGCGTCACGATCTGGTGGGTCGTGTCGTCAAGCTCGCGGACCGTGGCCCGGTTCCGGAGGAAGCCGAAGGAATCCAGGTGCGGATCGGTGCAGATGACGAACTCCCAGCCATCCTCGATGAGTTCAAAGTAGAAGCGGATGTCACCCACGACCTCGGTGTCAGCGTCCAGGTACAGCACGCTCTGCCACTCTGCCGGCGCCAACTCGTAGGCCCGTAGTTTGTTGCGCCGCGCGCCCACGTCGCTGTCCGGCTCCACGATCAGCACGTCCTCCGGACCGATCGCCCGGTCGCTGCACAGCGCGATCGGGATCTCGGGCATGTACTGTTTGGCACTCTCCATCATGCGCCGCGCGCTCTCCCGTGCCGGTTCGCCGAACGCCACGCAGTAGATCCCGCGCGTGCTGTCCGTGCCGCGATCGACCGGCTCGGGGCCGGCGTCGATGACCGTTCCTGCATCCAGCGTCGTTTCATCCATCATTCGCTCTACTGCCTCCTGATGCTCTGCGCACCAGCGTTCGATCGTGTATGCATCCGTCACCGCCCGCAGCGCGTCGCGGTCCACGTCGCCGCGACTCTCGATGGCAAAGGCCAGCGCGCCGATCAGCGATCGGCTATCGCCGCGATCGTAGCGCACGATCCCCGGCAGCGCCGGCAGCTCGTCGAGCAACCCCACGCCCCGCGGGATCACCACACTGACCCCGCAGGCCAACGCCTCCAGGGGCGGCATGGGCACGCCCTCCACCAGCGCCGTGCAGACGTAGATGTCCAGGCTTTGGAAAAAGGCCGGCATGTCGCGCCACGCCAGGTGCTCGGTACGCACCGGCCAGCCCCTTCCCGAAGCCCGCCAGTCGACCGTCTGCCCGACCTTGGAGCGGACCAGGTCCGCCGCGAGATCCTCACCCTTGCGCCCGTTGCGGTAGGTGTAGCCCGAGAACCCGGCAGTGAGCCGCTTGCCCGCCGTGCGCTCGGGGATCGTGAACCGTTCGCGTTCCACCGGCGGATGTACCTGCATCGTGGGCCCAAAGGGTTCCAGATACTGCGCATACATCCTGGCCGTGGCGATGCGCAGGTCGACCCGCCCCGCGATCGTGTCGAAGAGCTTGGCCTTGCCGTTGCCCGGTGGGTCCGTCTCGTAATGCGTGAAGTAGGCCATCACCGGCACGTCGATCCAGGCACCTTTGAGCATTTGCGACTCGAAGTAGGCGGAGAGATAGACGGCGTCGGCAGCAGGGTCAGGCGATGCGGTCACGGTCCATCCGTTGACGTCGTGCAGATACCGCGCAAAGCGCGGGATCACACGATCGTCGTTCGGATTCCTGCAGACCACGTTAACACGCATCGCCTGCCCCCTATCTGGATTCTGACGCCTAGCTACCGCTCTCCAGTGCGACCTCGACGAACGCGCTCGGGCGGATCAGCCCGAAGGCCGCGCGCATCTCAGCCAGCACCGCGACCATGTTGCGGATGAAGAAGTCGGAGTGCGAGTCGCTCACCTGGATCGAAGCCGCCTCACGGTCCCACAGAACCGCCTTGCGCCAATCGCCCAGGAGCCCGGTCCCCTGCGTCAGGGACTGCGAGGTGACCACCGGGATACCCCACAGGGTCTGGGGTCCGCGCTGCTGCGGACCGGCGTAGTAGTAGCGATCGTTGGCGTCCTGCTGCAGCTCGATCTCCTGCCAGTCCTCCGGATGCAGCACCCACGCCGTGGGCCGGGCACGCCCGGTCACCTGCGCGTAGGTGATTGCGCTGCGTGTGGTTCGGAAGATATCCGTGTCCCACGCTTGCGTGAGAACGCCCGAAGTCTCAAAGAGACCGGTGAAGTTCTCGCCGGATCCGTCGCCGTTGACCACCTGATTCTCGAGTTCCTCCATCAGGTCGTCTTGCAGCTCCTGATCGATGATCCCGCGGATCTGGCTGGCATCCGACAGCGCGCGCTTCGTCGCCGGGATCCACACGGCGATCGTCTTGACCGCGGCCTGTACCTTCTCGAAGGCCAGGGACCCCTCGGGCTTTTCGCCCGAGACCTCGCCGGTGCTGCCGGCATAATCGGTGACGTTGGCCTCCGGAACCGGTGCCGCTTGCTGCACGCGGGTCGTCTGCCGCACGAACTCGACGAGATCGCTCGTGGTCTGCCGGCGGCTGATGAGGTCGAGCACCGTCAGCGGATACCGGCCCAGCGGCTCGTAGATGCCGGTGTAGTCGGTCTGCACGAACGCCCCGGCGCTGGTGTCGGAATCTCCGGTCACCAGGGCCTTGCGCCCGAACAGACTCTTGAACTGCACCGGTGGGCTGATCAGCCCGCGCGCGCCATCGGGGATGCGTCCGGCGGGCGCCACTTGCTGCAGCCACTTCTGCCACTCCGGACTGGCGACGAAGCGCTCGCCCAGCGTGCCGGCTTCTCCGGGTCGGCCCGGAGTCTGCTTCTGGTCGCCGCCCTCACCCTCGAACTCGGC